CCAGTAGGCCGCCTAAAGACCCGGTTAAAAATACAACTACGGTCGAGAGTAAGTCAATAAAGGCTGCGTCGTTCGGGGCTTGCTCGAGAGGCTGGTTTACGAACAGCAGGCCGTACACGAAGCCGAGCACGATTGCAGCAAAACTAATTGACATAGTCACGCCTACGATCAGAATTAGTCGTGCGTGTTTATCCTCTGGCGACATCGCAAGCCGTCCTAGTAAAGCACCTGTTCGGCTCAATGTTGACTCGTGTGCTGGCGCATCCATTTAAGACCGCCGCTACGACTGCAACCATAAAAACAAGTGCCGCATATTTAGCCAAATGGCGGAACATAATCGACCTGCCGTTGTATAAATGCTTCGTATTCGGCTGGGGTCATTGGGCGCACCACACCATCAACTTGTATATGCACTTCGTCGTGTGGATACATTGCTACGGCTTCTTCGTATGTCATGGGTTAGTCCTAACTGTTTGCGTATCCGTAGACGCGGATAGTGCCACCGGTTAAAGTTCCGCTTGCTGGGGTTATGGTAAATGCCGTGAATGATGTTGTGGATTGTTGTATTCCTGTTACAGAGCCACCAATACCTATTCTGGGTAAAGTTCCGGTCATTGAAGTGTGTTCGCTTAAAAATGGGCTGTCTAGTTCTATGTTTAAGTGAATAGTTGAACTGCTAGATGCGCCAACATATGTAAAGGCGCTACCGTTGCTGTTGCCGATTGCTTGTACGGTTGTATTCCATGCCGTATAAATCACGTTGTTGTAATAGCCCGTTGTTGTTGCACCAAGTTTTAAACTGAACTCCGTCTCGGCTGCCGAACCAACACCGCCAGTCACGATAATTTTGTAACTGTCATAAGTAGCACTAAATGCGCCAGTTACTTCAACGCTTCCAACTGTTGTGCCAATAGTTTGCGACTTGACAAGCACAAGACCCGGCGAAACTCCGACAGATTGCCATGCCGCGCCGTCGTAATACTGCGTAACATTGCCAGTCTCAAGATATGCAAACTGCCCTTCCGCAAGTGTCTTTTCGCCTGTGCCACCGAAAGCCGCGTCACGCTCAACAGTTGACGCAAAAACGGGGATGCCCGAGTTTGTGATGTTTAGATCCGCTGCGGTCAGGACTTCGCCGGCCACATAGACGGGGACTGTAGTAACTGCGTTTGCTCCCATAATGCTCCTTATCCTAAGACATTTTCGGTGTCGATTGTGCCATATATGAGATCGTCAAGAATGAGTTCGTAGACGAGCGTCGTTGGGCTTGTAAATAAGGTTATGCGGTGGCCGTCGCTGAGGGTGATCTGATGCTGGATGCCTTCAATGGCTAGTTCTTGCGCTAATTGTGTTGTCGTGTTGCCCGTGTTGAAAGACTTCTCGATGCTGATGGTGTCGCCAATTTCAAGGACGGCCACGGTGTCGCGTTGGGCGTCTGTAAGCATTAAGAACGCGGTAGAGACGTTTGTGTAACGCGGCTCGGGTTCGCCTACGAGGAGGTAGTTGGCAAGGTCTAAGGCGGCCGTGTTGTTGTGCACTAGCGCGTCGGAGATCGAGTTTGTTTGAATAAAGTAGGTCGCTTGAGATGCCAGATCTTCGGCGATCTCTGGGCTAGTTGCGCCGGCATGGGTGACCGATGCTCGGTTGACAACTTGGTTCGCTTCAAATGAGATGCCTACTTGGTCAAATGAGATTGCCGTTCCGTCATCGTAAAACTCGGCAACGGGTGCAGAGAGCGTCGTCCCGATTCGATCCTGAAAAGTAAACACTCCGTCACGTGCTACAAAGATTCTGCCCTGCACGGATTCGTTAATCTTGGCCATGTATGCGGCCACGGATGTTCCGTTGGGGACGGTGTAGGCGGCTGCTCCCCCAAGTAGGACGCTTGATGTCTCAATGTTGCGTTCGCCCGGCAACTGGAATGCGTTGACTTCTGGAAGGTCTAAGACGGCTTCAACGCGTACGTTGGCAAGTTCTTCCGAGACGTTGTATTCGGCCATGTATGTCTGCGATAGGACATAGAAGCGGTCGGCGCATGCGACGTTGACTTCATCTAGGCCGCCGAGGTTAAAGTCGTAGGTGTAGTCAATGATGTAGCCGTTAAAGAGTTCTTCGCCTTCGCGTGTGAGGATGACGTTTCGCATTGGGGCTAGTCCGGGTTGTGCGTTTGCGGTGTCAAAGAACGGCGAGTCTTGGTTGAACGGGTTAAAGACTCCGCCGGCATAGCCGTCTAGGAGATTGAAGTTCATTGAGCCGGCGGTGAATTGGTCGCCGATGTCGCGGCGGCCGCGTGTGACGGTGATGTTTGTGGAGCCGTCAATGACGGATGCGTATTGTGTCGTACCGTTAAGCACGTATTCGGTGTTATTCAATACGCCCTTAGTTGTGTCGTCAAGTGTGAAGCCGTTGACTATGAAGCCTGTGTCAATGAGGAGATCGTAGGATCCCGATTGAACGATTGTGGCGGCCATTACGCGACTTGAATTTGTGCTGGGCCGTCTACGCGGTTCATTGCTTTGATGGCGTTGACTACAGCGCGGCCGATGTCTGCCGACGTCGAGATGCCGCCCGTGATGTTGACCGTGATGTTCTGACCGCCTTGGTTTTTCATGCGGTCTAATGGGATGACGGCTTCTGGCCCCTTCTCACCCACAATTGCCAAAGTTGGCGCCGTCACGATGCCTCCCGTGGCCATCATGCGGATTCCACCAATGCCACCAGTAGCCGTTTCTTGCGCCTGACCAATACGGCCAAGGGATATCTCATTTAATGTCCCGACATTGTCAACAAACGGGATGGCGTTGTATGCCTTAATAAGCACGTTAATTGCTTTAATCCACATGTTCGCCATGTTTTCAAATGCGCCAATAATAAAGTTAATAACTCCGTTAATGCCATCGCGAAACCATTCAAACTTTTTGTATGCGGCCACAAGCGCGACAACCATAACGGCGATGCCGGCTGCAATAGCCGAGAACGGGTTGAGCGCCATAGCAAAGTTAACGGCCATGATCGAGACGGCGATAGCGCCGATCGTGCCGGCAATGGCCAAGAAGACTCCGGGGTTGTCTTGGGCCCAGTCTGCAAACTTTTGGATTACTGGTAGGACGGCTTCAAATGCTGGAAGTAGTGCGGCGCCAACGGATTCTTTGGTTTCGTCAAGCGAGTTCTTTAAGATCTTCATGCGGCCTGCGGCGGTTTCTGCGGCTGCGGCCGTGGCTCCTCCAAAGGTTCCGCCAAGTACATTCATCACGTCGTCGAGCGTGGCGCCGTCTTTGATCATGGCTTTGATTTCTGGTGAAAGTTGGCCTAGGGCTTTGAAGTTGCCTCCGTAAGCCTTGGCAAGTGCATCGGAGACGGTCGCTAGATCCTTCCCAGAGCCCTGTGCGATGTCCTGAGCGAGCGCGAGAGCCGTGTTGGCTGTAGTGATGTCCTTAGTGCCTACGAGAAGCGCTTGGAAGGCTGGACGAAGTTCGCTGTCTGCCGTGCCAGACGCCCTCGACATTGCGGCAATGACCTTTTCTTGAGAAGCGACTTGCGCGTCTGTTGCTCCCGTGACGTTCTGCATTACGAGCGCAAGGTTCGCTTGCTCGGCGGCGTCCTCCATAGCGGCTTTGGTTGCTCCGACAAGGGCTACGCCTAAACCAGCAACGGCGGCGGCCGCTGGGATGGCTGCCTTTTTAATTGCGAAGTTTGCCTTTTCGCCAAAGGTTTCTAGTTGCTTAAATTGGGCGATCGCTTTTTTGGCGCCCTTGGGATCGTATTCGCTGATGATTGGAAGGATGACGGCCATAAGTTACCTTGCGCTTAGATCGCGACTTAAGGCTTCGCCAACGCGGTCTACGATCCGCGCCATTTCCGTCTCAAGATCGCTTTTGTTTGCTTCGTACTGTTTCCACACTACTCGCGACGGTGCTCCGTACTTGGCTGTTAGTGCGGCGCCCATGCGGTTAGACGATGAGAAGTCAAAAAATGATGCGGCTGCGCCTGTCCATTTGATTGCAAACGTGGAAAGGTTTACCTTGCCGCCAAAGACTTCTTTAGGCGCTTTGGTGTTGATGTATGCCTTCACGGAATGGTCGGTTGGCCACGGGAAGACTTGGTATTGGCCACGTAGATTCCATTGGCGCTGCCATCCTGAGAGCGGATAGTTCAATGGGATGGCCGACTGGATGTCCGAAACGAGGCCAGCGGTGACGCGTTTGTAGTCCTTGGTGATGTCGCGACGAAGGACTTTGTCAATCTTGTTCAGATCCTTGAGCGCTTGGCCTAAACCGAACACTTCAATTCGTGCTTCTACTCCGCTCATTTGCGTCCTTTTTTGTTTTGGTCATTAAGGACTCTAATGATTGTTTGAAGGTCGCGCGCGTCAAACGAATCCGCGTAGAACGTCGGAGCCCATCCCGTCGCGACTACCAGTTCGGCTAATTGCCGGCGGTAGCCGCGTCCGTAGGGTTTGGATCGGTAGCGTCCTCCGCTGCGATCTCGACGTCTGGGTTGTCCTTCAACCATTCGCGCCAAGTCGCTGGAAGTTTTTCGCCTTTGATGACTAGCAATGTGTGTACCCAACACGCTAGATCGGATGCACCGATGCCGCGTCCGTCTGACACTCGACGATTCTCTAGGCGTTCCCATTCGGCAATGACGAAAAGGTTTGTCGATAATTGTTCTTTGACTTCTCCGCGCGTAAGGCTGAGTTTGATCTTCATGGTTCTCCTTGTGTCGGGCCGAGGACGGCCGTGATTATGGGTTTGTTGTGTCGGCGGAGTAAACGCCACCCATCAGGGTGATATCAATCGATTGCAGTTCGCCGAGAGAGGCTGAGATGACTGGCAACGATTCTAGGTAGCAGTTTGTCAACGTGAAGCCGGGGTTTGTTGCCGAGTCAACTGCGTTAGTTGGCTTAACGATGACGGTTGTCTTGGTGCCGACTAATGGTGCAAGTGTCGCGTAAGTGGCGTTGGCTGCGTATGAAAGAAAAAGAGTTAACGTGACTTCGTTGTCTTCGAGGCCAGCCGTGAACGTGTTTGCTGTATCGCCAAAAACGGTGTCGTTTAGCGCGGTCACGGTACGGGTCAAAGTGGCGCTTGTGCACCATCCGGTGAGCGCCGTGGCTCCAACGGTAACGACTGGATTTGAGAGGATAGTTGAGGTTGCCATGATTGCTCCTTGAGTTGTGGTTTTAGTTTGACATAGATTCAGGCGCTAGGTGTGGATTACGCCGTTTGGACTTCGGTTGCGACAGTAAGTTCGTATGCCGGCAAGACGGATCCGCCAATGTCGACGTTTGTAGGGCGGCCTGAGATAACGCCAATGTTGAGCGCGTACACCTGAGCCAGCATATTGAGAAGGGACTTCTGGGCGTCTAGGTTGCCGGGGCCGAGTGTCACGATCTGGAGTGTGAAAGTCAGTTTGGCGATGTTGTAGTTGTAGCCGTCGATTGAGTCAATGTTGACGAAGACGCATGGCGGAACGATGTTGCGTGGATCGTTTACAACTTGGAGCCCTGAAACGGTTTGGAGTTTGGCGACTAGGTCGTCGTAGCCCTCATTAAATAAGTCGGTGTAGGTCGGGACTGGCACTAGG